GGTCTGTTCTTACTACAATATCATTTTCATTTATATTTAAGTTTAACTGTGCGGCTTCACTACCAACAATGTGTATTGTTCCGCCAGTAACTGTGGTATTGTTGATTACAGTTGTTCCACCACTGATGCCACCACCAGATGATGTAGTATTAAAACCACCTGCATTATAACCAGGACTGTTTGGTGTTACTGGAATATCGCCACTGCTGGTACTTGGACTAGTTTGACTTACGTTTGTTGTGTATCCAACTATTTCGCCACAATAATTGTAAACTGGTTGTGTATTACTGATATCAGGACTTGGGTCTATATCCTTACGTAGTAAGTCCAATAAACCAGGCTCTAGTATTAATTCAAAGATATTGTTGTAAACATTACCGTCTGCATCAACAACAGGGTATCCAGCAAACTTGTCATACAATGCTTTGATTAAACTTGCAACACGTGTGTTACCCTGGATACCAGCGGCTGATGCATTGTGTAATACTCCCATATTGGGATTAACCTCTGCCACATCTGTATCGTTTGCAAACTGACTGCCGCCCAAGTTTTCTGTACCAATAACACTGTTTTCTCTATCCATAAGACTGGATAGGTCGTCTTTAATTTTATTGATTCTTGCATTAAATGCATTTAGTTCGTTTTGTGTAAGTTGTCCAGTTTTTACACGTAACCAATCGGCACTCAGATCACCAAGTAAACCGCCGTTGAACAGATTTAGGTTAAATTCTTGACCATCAAAGTTTAAACATCCTCCGATCTGATCTGGAACCATATTGCCTATTTCATTAATCAGTCCCTTGCCAGCACCCAAAAAACTATCCATTGTTTGTTCTAATACATTGGGGATAGCAATAGGGTCAACTGGTGTAGCACAGAAATTAATCATATTGGCAATCTGTGTAACTTCTGCAAGTGCTTTATTGATACGACCTAATACTTGTTCAATGTTTGTATGGTCCATGAACTCGTCAAACTTTTCGTCTAACTCGTTAAGTGCATCCAATAGTTCTTGCTGGACACCTTCTGTGTTTAAAATTGCTTTTAAATTAACACTCAAACATACTTGAATATTTGGAAGTTTTAAACCACGTCCTGCCAGCAAATTACAGATAATTTCACGCATTGTGTAATCATATTCGCTCTTGACGACAACTTTTGCGTTTTCACCAAGTTGGCCTTGTATATCTGTTTTAATATGGTGTCGTGTATCTAGATATTCATTTACACTTGCAACACCGTTGGGGAAATCTGTTGACATTATGCTTGTCCTCTATGCTTGTTCTTCATTAGTAATGCCTGGTCCTGGTGTACCACCACACGCAAATACATTGTTGCTTGCACTGCTGGCTTTTGGATTACAATGTGGAGGTATAGGACAAAAACTGTCGCTATTTGCATCGCTTCCCAATAAATTTACCGGGATGCCATTAACAAAAACAGTTCCGTCATTGTTACTAGCCTGTAAACTTCCACCGCCGTGTGTGTTTGGATCTCCCAATACACTGCATAACAGATTATTTACGAAAACGTTGCTTTGTCCTCGTACTTGTGTTTCTGCCCCACAATTTCTGCTATCGGTATTTCTGTGTACTGGTATCATACAAACTCCTAATAAACATATTTATCAGGCTAGTTTGGCACCGGTTCCTTGCAAGCTCATATCAAGTCCGGTTGTTGCTTGTAAATAAACATCAGCAATTGGTTTATGTGCTTTTACCATAGTAACAATGTGTGCTTTATTAAATTTGATATTTGTTTCACTCATAATATCAGCACTTGCGATCCATGGAGCAAGTCCAGGTCCTTGTGGTGTTACCGCCATTGCCAATGGTTTACGTAATTCAATATGTTTATCGTTGTCTTCTTGAAAACTTCCGATAATTTCTTCGCCACTGGCTAATTTTAAAGCGACTACATCGCCCTGTTTTCTTACATCTAATAACATTATAAAGTGTGTCCTGTTCCGTTATAACCTGTGTTTTCAATATATGAACTTAGTTGCTCATATCCTCCAATTACCGAACCATTAATAATAATTTGTGGTACAGTACGTGCATTTGGAACGGCTTCTAAAAGTTCTTCTCTGGTTGTGTCTACGCCTACTACTTTTTCTTGAAAATTTAAGCCGTATGCACTTAGTAAGTGTTTTGCCCTCACACAGTAAGGACAATTTGGTTTGCTATATACAATTATTTCACTCATAAACTTAACCCTGCAAATGTGTTTGTGTCAACATCTTTCTTGACACCTCCAATAACATAAGAACTGATCTCAGTTTCCTGTGGTGCAACTTGAACATCAGCGCCACTAATCCATTTTTGTGTCCAGGGAAGTGGGCTAGCTTGTGGTACACTGTAAGGGCTCTTTAGTCCAACCGCTGTCATACGCTTGTTTGCAATCCACTCAACAAAGTCGCTCAGTAGTTTTTCGTTTAAGCCAATCATTGAACCGTCTTTAAACAAGTATCTAGCCCATTCTTTTTCTTGGTCAACTGCGTCCACGAACATCTGAATCATTTCTTGTTCAGTCTCTTTTGCAATTTTAGCATAATCCGGATCATCCTTGGGTAGGATTTTTAGTAGGTATTGTGTGCTTGCCAAGTGCAAATTCTCATCACGACAAATTAGTTTGATAATTTTAGCATTGCCTTCCATCTTTTTAAGTTCAGCAAATGCCCAACTACATGCAAACGATACATAAAAGCGTACACCTTCCAAGATGTTTACGCTCATGATTGTTTTCCACAATGCTTTCTTTAATTCATATTTGTTGACTACAACTTTTTTACCATTAACAGTATGTGTACCTTCTCCTAGCAGATTATAATAACCAGCCATTTCGATAAGATCGTCATAATATTTGCTAATGTCGTCAGCACATTCAACAATCTCTTTCAGATCCATCATTTCGTCGAAAACTTTACTTGGATCACTGTAAACGTTGCGAATAATATGTGTGTAACTGCGACTGTGAATTGTTTCACTAAATGTCCAAGTGATAATCCAGTTTTCCAGTTCTGGAATACTCACAAGACTACCAAATGCTTCAGCAGGCGCACGGCCCTGAACACTATCAAGTAGAATTTGTCTCTTTAAATTTGATGTGAATATGTGTCTTTCATGTTCATTTAAGTCTTTAAAGTCTTTGGCATCACGAATAATATCAACTTCTTCAGGGCGCCAAAAGAAACCCAACTGTTTGTCAGTTAACTGATCAAACTTACGGTATTTCAATGTATCATAACGCTGAATATCAACTCCACCTTCAGGATCCAAAAACGCCAGTGCTTCTGTATGATGGCCTTCTTTTTTCGCATTAAATACGCTCATTATCTCTACTCCTTAAATAACACAAGCATCACAGGCATCATCATCAATATCACCTGCCGCTAATTCTTCTGTCTTGTCTTCTGCATTCATGTCAAGTTCGCCTTGTCCATCAAAAGTATTAAAATAATACAATTGTTTGCCACCATATTTGTAGAACATAATAAGGTGCTGTAACATAACACTCATTGGGATTTTTTCATCTTCAAAGAATGTTGGATTATATGTTGTATTTACACTTATACCTTGGTCAATGTATTTTTGTAACACTGCCATAATTTTAAGATATCCCTCAGGACTCTTCTGATCCCACAGTAAATCATACTTGCTTTTCAATCTGTGGATCCCTGGTACAACCTGTTTTAAAACACCGTGCTTACTTTGTTTTACACTAACAAAACTTCTTGGGGGTTCGATTCCATTAGTGCTGTTACTGATTTGGGCACTGGTCTCTGCAGGCATCAGAGCCATCAGCGTACTGTTACGGATACCTGTGTCTTGTAATTGCTTGCGTAACTCGTCCCATGGCATACGTTCTTTGTGTGCTACGAGTTCATCCACATCCTTTTTGTAAGTCTGGTTAGGAGTAAGTCCTTGACCATATAGTGTTTCAGGTGTACCAGGGCATGCACCTCGTTCAGCAGCCAGATCAGCACTTGCTTTGATCAAGTAATAACTCCAGGCTTCTGCCCATTCATCAATAAGTTCTAAATCTGGATTCTGATATGTTGTATCATTTTTTGCCAACCAATATGCAAAGTTAATAATGCCAATACCAATTGGACGGCGTTTCATTGTGCTCAGCTCAGCAGCTAGCACTGGGTATTTCTGATAGTCTAAGAGTGCGTCTAAGCCTCGTACAGCAAGTTCACAAGGACGTTTAAACTCTGCTGGTGTGCGTAAATTACCCCAGTTGATGGCACTTAATGTACACAAACTAATTTCTCCATTGGGGTCGTCAATTTGATTTAACGGCTTTGTGGGCAAATTAATTTCACAACACAAGTTACTCTGATGTACTGGTGCAACTGTTTTATCAAATGCACTGTGGTCATTTGCATGATCCACGTTCATTAAATAAACACGGCCTGTGTTTTTACGTTCTTCAATAAACGCACTGAATAAGTCTGCTGCTGGTATTGTCTTTTTGCGTAAGCGTGTATTACGCTCGGCTGTTTCATATAGCTCTTTAAAACGTTCTTGATCAGCGAAAAAGGCATCGTACAAACCTGGAACATCACTAGGACTAAACAGTGTAATGTCTCCGCCCTGAATAAGACGCTCATACATTAATTTGTTAAATTGTACACCATAATCCAAGTGACGTACACGGTTATCTTCTGTGCCTTTGTTGTTCTTGAGTACCAACAGGTCTTCTATTTCTAAGTGCCAAATTGGATAATACAATGTTGCGGCACCACCACGTACACCGCCTTGACTACAACTTTTAACAGCGGCTTGAAACATTTTATAGAAAGGAATAACACCAGTGTGTGTAGCATCTCCCTTGCGAATAGGACTACCAATGGCACGGATACTACCTGCACCTACACCAATACCGGCTTTCTGACTTACATATTTTACAATAGCACTACTTGTTGCATTAATACTATCTAGACTGTCGTCTGTTTCAATAAGTACACAACTACTAAACTGACGTTGTGGTGTACGTACACCAGCCATCACTGGAGTAGGTAGACTGATGTCAAAAGTACTCACAGCATCATAGTAGTCCTTGACCCACTTCATGCGCTCGTCACGTGAATAATCGCTAAAGAGAGTAGCAGCAATCAGCATATATGCCATTTGCGGTGTCTCAAAAATTTGTCCAGTTGCACGGTTTTGTACCAAATATTTTCCACGGAATTGTTCCATGCCTACAAAGCTGATATCCTCGTCACGTGCGTGTTTAATATAATTGTTTAGTGTGTCCCACTCTTCTGGAGTATAATCTTCCAGTAATGCAGGATCATAAAATCCTGCCTCAACATTCTTTTTTACAAGGTCCAAAATATGCCATGGTTTAAAATCTCCGTAAACCATTTTACGGAGATGATAATTGATTAATCTTCCTGCTACCCACTGGTAATTTGGTGTTTCTTCTGTAATAAGATCAGCGGCGCTTTTAATTAATGTTTCCTGAATGTCACTTGATTTGATACCGTTGTAAAATTGAATGTGTGATTTAATTTCTACTTCACTTGGACTTACGCCGCTAATATTTTCACATGCATAAAATACTACCTTGTGAAGTTTTTCAATGTCTAGCGTTTCTTTTTCGCCATTACGCTTAATAACTTGAATATCACTCATCTAATCTTACCTATCTCTCTGTGTTATACTGCTACTTGATGTTTTGTAGCTTCGACAATGTCTTTACAAGCCCAAGATTCCTGTACAGTCAGTTTATCTTGTACTTGGCTCCAGTCAGCAACAGTGCTTATGTTATAGTTCAATAACCACTTATTGTTAATAAGGGTTGTCATGTATATATCTGAATTTTCATGATCATACACTCTTAGTATACGATTTTTTATTTTTTCGTCAATATAAAAAAACGTGTAGCTCATGCCAATTGCAGTGCTAAATTTACAAAAATCCCCCTGATGTAACATCTCCCATACACTGGGCCATGTACGTATATCATAAGGATCAATACTTAAATTATGTAGCGGAGCGAACCTCCACCACTGAAAAATTCTAGTACAAGTATCTTCAATATCACTTGTATCTAGGCTTCTTCTAAAATCCCGCCAGGATGCTAGTCGCTTCTGAGGGGGCTCAAACCACATGGTTCTAAGTTGGTTTACATTTTCCACAATTCAAACGTATAATAAACTGTTGCTGTTGAAGTTTCGTTGTTTTGGTATGTTAGTTCAAATACGTTATTAGTTACACTACCATCAAAAGTAATATCCATTGTACTGGTTAACGTATTATACTGATCATCAATATAGTATGTTCCTGCTGTTTCGTCAACTACTATTCTTAAAGATCCTGCTCTTACACCTAATCCTGCACCCAATTTAATAC